GTTGTTCTCAAGAATTTCGAGAGCCTTACGGGTGATCATGTCAATCGTCAGAATACTATTAGACATATTAGTCCTTTCAAAAAATTAGCGGTTGCGTTGCGCTTCCAACTTCTTAATCTGGCGGGCACGTTCAGCTTCGATCCACTGCGAGGTTGTCATGGACTTGATTGATCTAGGATCAGTCGTGTCATGGCTCGGAGCGCCGTTTGAACGTGCAGTTACCGGACTAATCGGTGCTGGCGCGTTTGAAGTTTTTTTGACCGGAGGATCAGAGGCCAATCTGGCTTCAATCTTTCCAATCTCTTTGGCCTGCATGAAAGGCGATAAACGGGAGATTCTTGCTGCTTCTTTGACGTTTGAGCCTAAGTAGTAAGCTACTTCGGGGCCAACGTCAGATTCGTAAATCGCTTCAGCCATTACCTCAGTGATGGGCACGTTAGGGTTACGGGCTACTTGATCGTAGTCATCATATTTATCCCTGACCTTTTCCTCACTGTCGGCATAAGCCTCCATGATCTCAGCTTGTTGCTTGGCGGCATCGCGTTGTGCGACAAGTTCTTGGGCTTTCTGAAGTGCTAATGCTTGCGCATAGTCTTCGGGGCTTGTAAAACTGTCAGCGCTTGGCGCTTCCGCTGGCATAGACCTTAAAGTTTGCGTCTCCGCAGCCTTTGAAGCCTGATCTCTTTCCCATTTGCGCTGTTCTCTTGCGAGGCGCTTACCGATCATTGCGTCGATTTCAGCTTGCGTATAAGTTTTTTCCGCTGGCTGGTCTGTCTGCTCTGTCGATACTTCCGGCGTATTAACTTCGGGTTCAGGGGCAGCCGTTGCTTCCTGTTCCGGCGCGGGTACTACCGCTAAAGTTTCGTTATCCATTTTTGAATCCTAAGATTCCCTGATGTGCTGCATCAGTACAGTTTTGTGAAATATATCACGGTTTATTAGGCCATGTGTCAAATATTCTTGCATCTGGCACATTTGCAGGCAGATCGCGCAAAGCCTGGCGGTAAGTTGCCCATGCGGTTTTGTCACCAACAAAGTCTGGCAGTTGCGTGTAGTCGCATGCAGATAGACGTGCGTTGCGCTCACCGCGCAGTTTGTCCATGGCGTGTTGTTTGTTTGCTCGGACTTCTTCAGCAGTCAGATCAACCACGGCCAACTGAGTTGGGTCAGCAATAAAATCTGTGTAGATGACCTTTTGGGTTAGGGTATTGTGTTCCATGATGATCCTTAAAAAGTAATTGAGCCAGAGGCTAAGAACGTATAAATCCTAAACCCACCGCTTACTGTGTAAATGTGGGTAGCGTCTTGTGTGAAAGTTGATGCGGGTATAAATGTGTCTGGATAGCGGAGAATTACGATACCGCTACCGCCAGAGCCACCAGTACCAGCATACACAGCACCACCGCCACCGCCAGTATTGGGTGTTCCAGAAGTTGCTGTTAAAAAAGCAGTAGTGGCATTACCACCACCACCAACTCCTCCAAGACCAGCCGCACTTGCACCGCCACCGACATAAGCCTCTCCACCTCCACCGCCCGCATAGGTAACTACTGCGCCAGATATAGCACTTGCTATGCCCGCACCACCATTTCCACCAGCAGTTGTAGTGCCATTAAGTCCTTTAGTACCAGCCCCACCGCCACCACCAGTTCCATATATTGAATCAGTAGTGTCATCCCCACCATTATTTCCTTGTCCAGAAACACTACTTCCAGCAGTTCCAGCATAGCCAGCACCCCCGCCAGAGCCACCACTTGAATTAGTGATTACTCCACCAATGTATGTGCCACCCCTACCACCACCAGTAGCAACTATATTGCCTGTAGTTGCACCTGATGATGTGGCAATCAAAACAGAATCTGTGCCGTTACTGGAACTACTTGAACCACCTGTGCCACCAGCACCAACAGTCACCCACAATTGTGTTCCAACTGTTACACCAGAAAAGCCAGCAAGTAAACCGCCAGCACCGCCACCACCGCAATGTTCTGCACCATTAACACCACCACCACCAGCAACGATCAAATACTCCACATTCTGCGGAGGCAGTCCTGTCCAGTTGTTGTCCTTAATGGCTTGGCTTGCCTGAGACAGCGTGTATATGCCGCTATATTGAGGAGGCATGATAATTCCTTATGCGTGACGAGCAAATTGCCCGTGATATTTTTCTCTTGCAGCAATTGCTACTTGGTTGGCAACTTCAATGTCGTCAAATCTACCAAGATGCACTTGCCGCCTGTTTATTGACACGCTCACATCCCACGGCACTAAGCCATTCTTTTTAGCCCTGCTTGCTGGTCTAACACCTTTGTAGGGTGATGCGCTATTAAAGTCACGCTTCTTGTTCATAGAATTTTGCTGGTGCGTAACTTCACGCAGATTTTCAATGCGGTTGTTCAATTGGTCATTGTCTATATGGTCAGTCACTTTTGGCAAATATCCATGATGCCAAAGAAAAACAATCCTATGAACGGCGTATGGTTTGCTTTTGACAGAAATACGGGCATAACGATGGTTCTTAGTAATTTTTGACTCCACGGGTTTGCCATTCCTGTTACGAATTAAATATCCGTCAGGATGATAGGAAAACAATTCCTTGAGCAAAGACTGTGTAAGTTCAGCCACGTTAGACTCCTTGAGTTACTTCAACCCATGACAATGTTGGCTCATCCCAGCGATACATCTTGCCATCTGTCGGCATAGGTGTAGGTGCTTCCCACAGATATGTCTCAGCACTTTTAGTCCAAGATGCAAATGGTTGTGGAGGGGCAAAGCCTGTTCCATCCCATGTGTAACCAATGCCAGCATAGTTCTTATGCAATGGGCGACCTTCTGGGTGTTGATTGCCGTGAGTGTTGTAGCTTGTTTGAACCCACTCAGATGGGTTGCCCCAATGACCTAAAGCCAAAGTCTCAGCGTCAATGACAATAACTTGGTCAACGATGCCGTTTGTAATATGTGCAAAATGGCTCAAAATATTCTCCTTAGAAAGTGATTGTCCCAGAGGACGTAAATGTGTAAATTTGATAATTGTCTGCGTAGTTGATTTGTGGGTTACCAGTTGTTGCAGTTGGTGCTGATTGTGTTGCAGGGTAACGAATGATTACGATGCCAGAGCCGCCATTAGAACCAGTTTGATTAGTTCCTCGTTCATTTCCACCGCCACCACCACCTGTGTTTGCAGTTGCGGGTGTTGGCAATAAATCTGCGTTGTATGCGCCACCATTACCGCCTCCAGCAACACCAAGACCAACAGCAGAAGTTGATGCTGCTTGATATACAGAACCACCACCACCACCCGCATAAAACACTCTTGAGCCTGTAATGCTTGAGCAAGTACCTGTGCCACCATTGCCACCAGTTGATGCAGTTCCGTTAGTTCCTATTGAGCCAGAACCACCGCCACCACCAGCACCATATACACCAGAAGTTGCGCCATTCCCACCATCAAAACCTTGACCAGAAGTCCCAGAGCCAGCAGGGTATCCAGCAGAATTACCGCCCTGACCACCACCAGACCCGCCTGTTAAACCATTTGTTTGGTAGCGACCACCGCCTCCACCGCCTGTGGATGTAATAGATGAAAAAACAGAGTTTTGACCACTTGTGCCAGCAGAGCCATTAGGCCCACCCGCACCACCGCCACCTACAGTTACTGTTAAAGCAGAACCAGTAGCAACAGCAAACGATGCGGCAGTTCTTAAACCACCCGCACCGCCACCCGCACCATGTGCAGAACCACCACCCCCACCACCACCAGCGACCACTAGATATTCAACAGTCGTAGGTGCGCCAGATAAAGGATTAAATGTTGCCGACAAATATCCACCTAATAAATTGCTCATAGTGTGATACTTCCGCTAGTCAAGAATGTGTAAATTGTGTAGCCGTTAGCAGTTGTCTTTGTGCCGTTACTTACGCTTGCAGCATCAGCAAATGTGCTTGGGTAGCGAATGATGACAATGCCAGAACCGCCTGTGCCACCAGCACCTCCTGCACCGCCACCTCCACCGCCTCCACCGCCTGTATTAGCAGTTCCAGCAGTTCCTGCAAGCCCCGTAATTCCAGCAGCTGCCGCACCACCACCGCCTACACCACCAGTTCCTGCTGTACCACCATAAGTACCACCACCTCCACCACCAGCGTAAGTAGTGACTGTGCCGTTAATAGAAGATGCAATACCAGCACCGCCATTACCCGCTGGCCCTGTAGTTTGTGCGCCATTTAAACCAACAGTCCCTGCACCACCACCACCAGCAGCATTGTAATTAGGGGTATGAACACCACTATTACCGCCTTTGTTTCCTTGTCCTGCTATGCCTTGTGCGCCTTCAAAATTACCAGCAACAATACTACCAGTAGATTCACCACCACCAGAGCCACCTGTTGCGGCTTTGAATCCATTTAATCTAGCATCACCACCCGAACCGCCACCACCAGCAGTAGAAGTTATAGAACCAAAAACAGAGTTTTGACCATTGCCTGTTGTGGGGTTTCCACCGCCAGCGGCTGATGCACCACCAGCACCAACAGTAGCAGTAATTGATGAACCAGTAACAACAGGATAAATACCTGTAAGCAAACCACCCGCACCACCCCCACCGCCTCGGTCAGTGCCACCACCGCCACCACCAGCAACAACAAGGTACTCAACCCAACCAGTTTTCTGTGGGCCTGTCCATGCCTTTTGTCTAAGTGCTTGGTTTTGTTGTCTGAGAGTAAAAAGACCCGTTGCCATTTTTATCCCTTAGAAAGTAATCGTGCCAGAAGCAACGAATCTGTACACACGCCAAAAGCCTGTGACATAAGTTTCTGGTGAGCCTGTTGTTGATGTAGCAGGGGCTAAGTAAGATGGGTAGCGGATTACTACGATGCCAGAGCCGCCTGCACCGCCAGTTCCACCTAATGCTCCGTTATCACCACTACCACCTCCACCACCGCCTGTATTTGCTAGGCCGTTATTTGCGGTTGTGTTAGACGTTGTGCCATTCCCACCGCCACCAGCACCTAATCCACCTGACCATCCAGTTGAGTAAGTTGTTCCACCCCCGCCACCGCCACCAGCGTATTGAATAGCAGAACCTGAAATAGATGACACAATACCTGTACCACCATTACCCGCAGAAGCCCCTGTAACTACAGTACCAATACTTCCAGAACCACCGCCACCACCTCCTGCGGTAGTTGAGCCAAGTGTTGTTCCACCAGCAGCACCAGCAAATCCTTGTCCAGAAGTGCCTGAGCCTGCTGCGCCATTTTGAAACGCGCCCCCACCGCCACTTCCACCACTTCCACCAGAACTATTAAATCCTGCGCCATAACCACCGCCAGTTGCGGTAATTGAACTAAATACAGAATTAGACCCTTGTACTCCGTTAGCACCTGAACCAGCAGCTCCACCTGAACCACCAGCACCAATAGTTATTGTGTAAGCAGTTCCAATAGTGACAGAAAGTCCTGTTGCCGTTAATAAACCACCTGCGCCTCCACCTCCAGCAACCCTGCAACCGCCACCACCCCCGCCAGCAACGACAAGGTATTCCACAGTCTTGACAGGGAAGTTAATGCCGTTAAGTCCAGCAGAAACAATACCACCTACATATCGGAGTCCCATAGGATACCTTTAAGAAATGGTTTCGTAGCTTACTGTGAAAGTCAACTTGCTTGCTGTGCTACTGGTTGCCCACAATGTGCTTGCCTCACCAGAGACTGATGTGTCTAACAAATAAAACATGGTTGTTTTGTCAGAAATAATCAGTGACGCATCAGGTGGCACAGAGATTGTGGAAGCCAAGGCACGGTGTGTTGTGCCGTCAGCCAAACGCAATTCAACCGTAGCATCAAAGGCTGCTGTGCCGTCAATGTTAGCCACCATAATTTGGTTGATCTTTTGTGCTGCGCCGCTTGAGGGCGCTGCCACCAACGCATTACGCGAAGTATCAGCAGGCGTAATAGAAACGGTGTGCGGTGTTGCAGTCGTTGAGGCAAGAATATTTGGTGCTGCCATGATTGATCCTTAAAAACCAAAAACAAGTGAAATTGCTGTCGTTTGTGCGCGGCTTAAACCGCCAGACGCTGCTTGAAATGTAGGCGCAGATGAGCCGTTACTGGTCAACACAAAACCCGCCGTGCCCGCCGTAGTTGTTGCCATTGCACCCGTTGTGGAAGCAAACACAACACCATACTGAGTCAAAGCGCTAGATTGGCCAGTACCGCCAGAAGTCACCGCCAAAGTGGAAGACAAACCAGCCGCTGTGCCAGTAGTGTTCTGATTCAATGTTGGTACGTCACCCGCTTGGATCGCAGCCAAAACAGCGTTTGTGCCGTTAGAGCGCAAATACTGGCCAGAAGTTTGTGTGCCTGTCAGAGCAGTAATGGCAGCCGCCGCAGTTGTCTGCCCTGTACCGCCAGAACCAATTCCAATTGCAGTAGATGCCGTCACCGTTGTAAATGCGCCAGCAGCTGGTGTCGTACCGCCAATGGCCATGTTATTGATTGTTCCCGCAGTTGCAGGGTTGACTGTTAAAGTGCCTGTACCTGTGGGTGCAATGGAAATCGTTGCATTGGCGGGATTCATGTTGAACGGGCCGTTAAGCGTAAGGTTTACCGCATCGGCAGCGCCCCATTGCAAACAATTTGCGCCCGCTAAAGTTCTTAAAGCACCACCGCCAGAG